ACTTATATCAAGCTCCATACTGCCGATCCGGGTGCTGCGGCAACTGCAAACGCATCAGCAGTAACAACTCGCCAGTCAGCAACATTTTCCGCTGCATCTACTGGCGCTATTGCTCTTTCGAACTCACCGTCATTTTCAATGACAACAACAGAAACAATTACACACATCTCCGTATGGGATGCTTCAACTGCTGGCAACCTTCTTTGGACTGCTGCGTTGACGGCATCAAAATCAGTAGTAAACACAGATACTCTTACATTTACAACTCTTGGAGTTTCACTCTCACCATTAGCGGCATAATTCATGGCAACTAATTACCCAACAAGTCTTGATACATTTGTCAATCCAGCTTCGACAGATACCCTTGATTCAGCTACCGTTCCTCACGCAGATCAACATGACAACATCAATGATGCTGTCCTTGCTGTTGAAACGGCTCTTGGGGCAAACCTTGCAAATGTTGTTCTTCCAGCGCGATCCATTTCAACGACTGCTCCACTTACAGGCGGTGGAGATTTATCCGCAAACAGAACTTTGGCAGTCTCGGCTGGAACAACTGCTGCTGCTGGAGTCTTGCAACTTACTGACTCAACATCATCAACATCAACAACAACGGCAGCAACGCCTAACTCAGTCAAGACTGCATACGACACAGGCGCAGCAAAGTTTCAATTCTTGCCATTTCGTTCGAGTAGTTATTACTCAAATATCAATGCTACGGCTTCAACAGCGGCAACTGTCAATCGCACTATTTATAACCCTATTTACATTCCTAACGCAATTACCATAGATAGATTACAGATTATTACAATCAATACATTTGTGGGAACAGCCGTAGTTAGATTAGGTATTTACAACGATAATGGTGGAGTGCCTTCAACAGTTTTGGTAGATGGTGGAACTGTATCTTGCACTGCTGCTACTACCGCGTACACAGTTACAATTTCTCAAGCAGTTACCGCTGGTTGGTACTGGTTGGCTTTCAATATGCAAACCGCAGCAACGACTCCTAACTTCTATGGAATTACAGACACCATTGGTGTAACAAATAACCTTTATCCAAGAGTAGCAGCAGGTGGTAACGGCTTGCCAGCGTATTCCCAAGACAGCGTAACTGGTGCATTCGCAACGGCTGGCACATTGGCTGATTCCCAAAAATCATTTCGAGTATCAATAAGGGTTGCCTAATGAGAGAAGTAATCTATGGACTCGGTGGTTATGACGAGTCAAAGCCAAATAATAATATCGTTGAAATAATTGACCACATTGATGAGGTATCGGAGTAAATAAATAATGGCAATCTATAACGCAAGTATTGCCTATAACCAAAAAAGTTATTTGTATAATGGAAATACATCTTATTTTGGTAAATGTTACGGTTTTATAAGTTACAAAACTCCGTTTTATGGACCTTCACCAAGTTTTTATTTAGGGCAAATTCAAAGCAATCTTGCTGGAACCAACCTCCTTTTACTCAGTTACCAATCAGGTTTTTATAGTTCTGCGCCGGCTTATTATATTGGGCCTAAAACAATTCAATCAACATCGGCATTTACTGCAATTGAAACTGCTGATGCCACAAAAACAACCAATGCTGATGAAGCATTTACTGTTACTGCATCCCTTACTGGGTCGGCATCTAACGCAAGCCTAATTTCAACATCTACAATAGTAAATCTGGGATTGACAACTTCAGCTCAAGTTATTCGCAACGCTGACGCTTCTCTTGTTGTCACAGCAACAGAAACAGGCAATACCGCCAAAGACCAAAAAGCGCAATCTTCTACAATAATAATTGTTACTGAAGTTGCTGATACATCTAAAACTCTCAATGGTAATTCATCTCTTTCTGTAACTACTTCTCTTACTGCTGCTATGTCAAGCGTCCAATTCCTTGCAGCACAAAATTCAATAACAACTTCGTTGACAGCCGATTCAACTAAAACTGAAATAACTCAATCAAATACTTTTGTATCAGTTGGACTAATTGCCGATATTCAACTTATCCAAAACGTCCAATCCAATTTGAATATTACAACAGGTCTAACAACAAGTGCTGCGAGAGTTTACCCAATTAGTTCTAATCTTGGCGTTACTGTTAGTTTTTCTACTAAAGCTAAAAAGTCCAATCAATATACAGATCACGATGTTGTATTTTTTGGGCAACTTCTTCCTCGTAGGTGGGATGCAAGCCTTGCGGATATGCGTTGGACTGCAATTATTGGCACCCGCAGGCCGTGGGCAACAGAACTAGGAACTGACCGTACAAATGGTATCCTTGTCGAGCATATCAATGCCGCAACCCTAAGCCAGCGACGCTGGGAAGGAAGCCTTCTATGACAAATATTTATCCACGCGAAAGCGTTGAGTTCCAACCCATTCTTATTACTTTAGATGGCGTTCTTATTACGGACTACACCATAGTTGAAACAAGTGTTGCGCTTCCAAACGCACGTCCTTACACTTGGATACCTGCCGTATCCCTTGGTAGCAATGTTGGTTTGATGATTCAAAATTTGAGTGTTGGAACATATAACGTTTGGGTGCGTATTACAGACTCGCCAGAGATACCTGTTATCAATTGTGGGTCTTTTGCAGTATCATAATTTTGCCTTCCTGTAGGCAGTAAACCCTCTTAGAACCGTTCTTCTAAGGGGGTTTATTTTTTGTGTCGTATATTCATAATTACACCATAATCTGTTAGGCTCTGCGCTATCCACCAGAAAGGGATAGCATGATTGATAAAATTCTTGCAGAACGGCAGGATCAACATGGAAGTGCTAATGTCAATTTTGAAACAACTGGGCGTATATGGGGTGCGATGCTTGGCATTGCTGACATTCCTAATTGGAAGGTAGCCCTGATGATGGATGCTTTCAAATCAGTACGCTGTATTGCAAATCCCACTATCGACGATAGCTGGAACGACAAACTTGGTTACACAAAACATGGGCATGACATTGTGAAAGGTAGAATCTAATGGGTTTACTTGACGATCTAAATAATGAGACTAATTTTGTGCATCCGCGCAGAGCTTGGTGTTCGGTTTGCAAATTGATTGAATCTTTACCTAAAGCAGAGGGTGAGGCTTTTGCTTCTAAACTCCTTGAACCTCATATTACAAACACTGCTCTTAGCCGTGTTCTCAAAGCCAATGGGCATGATATATCTGATGGCACCATAAGCCGCCATAGAAGAAACGAGTGCCACGGTGTCTCTTAGCGAGGACTTAGAGGAACTCAAGAAAGAATCTGATCCTCGAATAATCGAACTACAGAAAGCATTAGTCAATACTCAAAAGGCATTGGCTAAATCTAAGCAACGCATTGATGAACTTTCTTATGCAACGCATAGCGCAGCTTATGACGCAACCCTTTCAATGGGAGCAGTCAAACCTGTCCAACCGCCAGTTGCGGATAAACGCAAAGCCAAAACAGAAGTAGCGCTACTCCATGCAACTGATTGGCAAGGAGCTAAGGTAACAACTTCCTATAACTCCGAGGTAATGAAAAAGCGGGTAATGGAATTTGCTTACAAGTCAGTTCGTATTACCGAAATCCACCGCAACGACCATCCCGTAAAAGATTGCGTTGTTATGTTTGGTGGAGATATGGTTGAAGGGCTATTCAATTATCCCGCGCAGTTGTGGGAAATTGATAGTTCTATTTTTGAGCAATACACAACTGTTTCTCGGTTGATGGTTGACTTTGTTCGTTACTTACTTACTGCATTTGAAAACGTAAAAGTAGTAGCGGAATGGGGAAATCACGGACGCATTGGAAGCAAGAGAGATAACGTGCCAAAGGGAGATAACTTTGACCGTATGTGTTATGAACTTGCGAGACAATTACTTGAAAAAGAAAAGCGTTTGACTTGGGAAGATTGCCCAGAAGATATACAGAAAGTAGAAGTTGGTAACTACCGGGCGCTTCTCATGCACGGCGATGAAGTTGGGCGTTCAGGATTTGCTGCTCCTTCAGCTTGGCAAGCAGCAGGAAACCGTTGGAAAGCTGGCTCATTCAAATGGTCATTCCAAGATATTTACTTAGGGCATTATCACCGTTTTGCACAAGAACCAATGAGCGATCAAACAGGTTCTATTTATTGGACCGGTTCTACTGAATCAGATAACCGATATGCAAGAGATTCAATGGCGGTAAGCGGAGTTCCTTCTCAGCGACTTCATTTTATTGACCCAATCAAAGGTCGCGTTACTGCTCAATACCAAATCTGGTTAGATTGATATGGGAAATTTTTATGTAGCAGATGGAGCTGCGTTGACTTCTAATACCGATACTTGGACTACGCCACGTTCTTTTTTTGAAAAACTTGATAAAGAATTTCATTTTACTTTAGATGCTGCCGCATTAGAATCTTCAGCACTTGTAAATAATTATTTTGGGCCTGACCATAAATACAAATGGCGGCACGATGCTCTTACTGTTGAATGGGTTGGAGCTTCGGGGGGGGGGCAGTTTATTTGAATCCTCCTTACGGTAGAGGTATAGGTAAATTCATGAATAAAGCTAATGAAGAAAGCCAAAAAGGAATTACCATTGTTGCTTTAGTTCCTTCTCGTACTGATACCGCATGGTGGCATGATTATTGTATGAAACATGAAATAAGGTTTATTAGAGGCCGCCTAAAATTTGGCGATCAACCTAATTCTGCCCCTTTTCCGTCTGCTGTAATTGTTATGAAAGGCAAATAACTTTTATATTACTTTGGATATTGCCTCACTTGTAAAAACGGTGGGGCAGTATAAGCACTTAGTTTTGTGGCAACGTTCATGGCTTCTAATAATTTAGCACCAGCGTGAAGTGCGCCTAGTGCAAACTGCGCTCCTGATCCAACTCCATAAAATCCATCATCATTTTTCATCACCGCTAAATCTTGGTCAACGTCAAATATCTGCCCATTGACCGCGATCAAAAACTGAAACCGTAATCCATCTTTTGCTTTATCTTGGGCTTCGTCAAAGTTATACCCATTATCAGTTAGGCATTTGCGAAGCGAGGGCATAACTTTTGAAATCATAAAGTGGTAAATGTCTTTTTTATCTTTGACGGTTACGGCAGGTGGGTTCCATATATGTTGAGCAATATCGCAAGGAGAAACTTCCCCGGAACCTGCAATAAGAAAAGAGCCACGTTCATTTATTTTTGTCATTTTTGGATGGCTATAAATCCTGCCATTGTCATCCGTGACTTGGCTATCAGCTAACAATTCACAGTAATCTTTATATTCAATACCAATTATTGTTGTCAATCGTCAAAATCCTCTGGCAGCGTTGTGTGAAGCATCATAACGGTTACGTCAACATTATTAGCTTTGGCTGTATTCATACATTCTTTGAACACGGCCAATCCACGGGTACACAAATCATCAATCCCATCTGGGTAACTCAACTCAGTAGAAACGCTAACGGTCAAGCCGCCCAAGGTAATCTCAATTTGCGAATATGCCATGTCCCTATCCTCTCATGCGACACGCAAAAGGGAAAGGTTATTGACATACCATAATCAATGGATATACATTACGCGCAACGGGTTATTTGAAACCCCATTACGAAAGGTAGAACATGAGCGATCATGGCACGTTAGTAGTCAAGGAAGGTCAAAGTGAGTGGGATGCAAAGCAGATTGCAGCGCTTGCTCAATTAGGTTTATCTGGCGCTCCAAAGGGCGATCTTCAGGTATTTCTTCATTATGCTCAGCGAACAGGGTTAGACCCATTTGCTCGCCAGCTTTACATGATAAATCGTGGTGGTAAATACACCATTCAAGCCAGCATTGATGGACTTCGCATCGTTGCTCAACGTTCAGGAAAATATGGTGGGCAAACCCCTGCTTTTTGGTGTGGCGCAGATGGAGTTTGGAAAGATGTTTGGTTAGAAGCAACAGCTCCATTAGCAGCAAAGGTTGGCGTTTTTTATATTGACAACCCTAACCCTACATGGGCGGTTGCTAAGTGGGATTCCTATGCAGTTCTTTCAAGTCCTATCTGGAAGAAGATGCCAGATTTGATGCTTGCTAAATGCGCGGAAGCACTTGCATTGCGTAAAGCATTTCCAAACGACTTATCCGGGATTTATACAAATGATGAAATGGGACAAGCTGATGAAGCAACCAAGTCGTCACCTTCAAAAGAGTCAGCAGTAGCACCTGCCAAGATCATTGAAGCCCAAGTAGTAAAAGAAATAGCACCGCAAGAGTTTGCTCGCCTTAGCGCGTTATTAGATTCAATTGATGGAATCAAAGACCTTGAAGCATTACGCAAAATATGGTCAAACGAATCAGCGAATCTTGATGTTGATGTTGATGGAGTAACTCTCAAAGAAATTATTGGACTTCGAGTAAAGGAACTCAAGGGATGAACACTGGCGATATTCTCAAAGCAAACGGTATGAAAGCCGCCCTTCTTGCTAAACACGATTGGTCTATCGAAGCAGATAGATGGTTCCAATCATTACCAGATGGCGCGGAATTTACTTCCGAAGATTTGACTAATGCTATTGGGTTTCCTACTACTTCCTCGGCTAATGGCAACAACGCTATTGGCGCAAAGATTCGCACGTGGGCCGATAAGCGAACAGAAAAAGTTGGATATAAGAAAACTATTCGCACGATTTCTCATTCACGGATGATTGTGATTTGGAGGAAAAAGTGAGCGAAATTATTACCCCAGCAGCAGTTGAACAACGCCTGTTCAAGCTCTCCTTAGAGATTGATAAAGCCCAAGTTGAACTGGACAAAGCCGAAGAACAATATGTAATGACTAAAGCCAAGTATGAAATCTCTGTTGCTAAGGCTCGCATCGCATTGGCAAGCGTTGTGGGCAGCAATAACAAATTGTTATCAGCAACAGAGAAAGAAGATAAGGCTCTTATCGCTAACGAGGATATTCACTTGCTTATTGCATCGGCTGAAATTTTAGTCAAAGCTGCCAGAGCAAATGTTGCACGAATCAAAACACAAGTGGATATTACTCGCAGCATTGGTTCTTCTGTCCGTAGTTCAATGGAGTTGGGATGAACAAAGAAAAGAAAATTGGAAAGTATTGGTTCACTTGGGGTCGCAAAAGCGGCTTCGGTTTTGGTTTCAATATCAGTAAGTACGGTTGGGATATTGATTTAGGTCTCTGGTATTTTGGACAGGAGTTTTGATGATTCAGCAATTTCAAAGCGCACAACAAAAGGAAGATACTGTTACAAAAACTCTTACCGAATGGGGATTCCACGGATTACAAGCTCGCAAGCTTGCAAAAGAAATACTTACCAATTTGCGTAACCATTTATTAGAGCAAGACCAACGACATAAATTTATTGCTGAGTTCAATAGAAAGGCAAAACCATGACTGAGGATACAAATGTATATCTTTACAAATTACTAACCAGCGCCTTGCTTGCACAAGATGCAGGGCGTGACCGATCCAAACAAAAAGAAATTGGACCATCCCAGATAGGCGGTTGCCGGCGTCAAGTCTATTATCAATTGACGGACACTCCGGTTATCAATCAAACTGAATCGTTAGCTGCAATTCTTGGTACTGCGATTCACGCAATGATTGCGGAAGCAATAAAGCATGAGGACCCATTTGGCGATAACTTTCTCATTGAACAAGAGATGGATGCTTTTGGGATTCCTGCTCACACCGATCTTTATATTCGTGACAAGAGGTTAGTGGTGGACTGGAAAACTACGACGAAAGCCAGTCTGCGTTATTTTCCTAGCGAGCAACAGATAATGCAGGTTCAACTTTATGCTCATATTCTCAAGCGGTCTGGGGAGAATCCTGAAACTGTTTCCCTTGTAACCATTCCGCGTGATGGAAAAATGGAACATATTCTTGTTCACTCCGAACCGTACAACCCAGAGATAGCAGAAGCAGGATTGAAGTGGTTAGCTGAAGTTCGAGAGATGGCCAAGAAACAAGAAATACCTGCACCTGAAAAGCCAAAGCACTTTTGCGCGTCATACTGCGAATGGTATGACCCTACCGGGGAGGTTGGATGCAGTTCTTTACGTCGCGGGTAAATTGGGAACAAGCCAATTGTCTTGGGATGGACACTAATCAGTTTTATTTTGTTGAAGAAAAACGTCAATCGACGCAAGACAAAATGGAGATGATGGCTAAATTGCGCAAGATTTGTACGTCTTGCCCGATTTGGGAAAAGTGTTTAGAGTGGGGATTTGCCAACGAAACCAACGGCGTATGGGGTGGCTTATCTAGCATGGAACGTAATTCAATTGCCCGTGATAAGCATGATGAGCATTATGACACTGGCATTTATTCAATGAAAATGTACGGAATTACATTACGACAAATAAAGAAAGCAATAAAATGATTGACGATTTTGGTAAGTTTTGGAATGTCTATCCGCGCCGGGTCAGCGTGGCTAGTGCGAGACAGGCTTGGTCGGTGGCAATAACCAAAACCACCGCCCAAGTCCTGATCGAAGCTGCAACACGATTGGCACAAGACCCTAATAGAGAACCTCAATTTACCCCTTCTCCTGCCAATTGGCTTACTGGTGAACGCTGGTTAGATGATCCTCTTCCACCCCGTAAATTGACCCCTGACGAGGCCAAGAAGCAGGATGTGGAGATAGCAAGGAAGAAGGATGAGGCAGAGCGCCGCAGGGCGTTAGAACTAACTCGGGAGGCTGAGGAAGCCAAAGCTAATGCAGTGCCTATGCCACCTGAATTGAAGAAAAGATTACTTGCTCAATGGGCAGATTCGACGTATCCTAGACCGTAATGCTTACGCATAAGGAGTGATTATGACACTAACGATAGTGAAGCCATCCGCATTACTACCCGGCGACCCTGTAATTATCGACAATGTTCGATGGGTTATTCGTGCAATAGAAGGACCAGACCAATTAGAAACTTATGATTTGTACCTTACTGGCAATTCTGGCGACTGCCATAAAATTGTTCGTGAATCAGTGCAGATTGTAATAAGTGAGTAAATCAAAACAAAAAGGAACATCTGCTGAATCTGCATTTGTAAAAGCTGAGTGTGTTACCGAAATTTTTCCCCATGTCGAAAGGCGCACCCTTAGCGGATCAGCAGACCAAGGTGATGTATCCGGGATGTTGGGTATTGCAGTTGAGATAAAGAATCATGCCAGTTATAAGTTTCCTGAATGGTTACGCGAAACTGAGGTTGAACGCATCAATGCTAAAGCCGAGGTCGGTTTACTCGTAGTCAAACCTAACGGCGTAGGACTTGGATCAGTAAATCAATGGTGGGCAGTTATGCCAGTGGGCGCGATGATGAAACTTCTTAGCGATGCAGGATATGGAAACCCAAAGGTTGTTGACACTGATACTTGACGCACGATAGATTACGGTTATAAGAAAAACAAATTTTCTAGGAAGAAAAGGTGAAAGGTGACTTTAGTTGTTATGTGTTGGGGTTGCGCTTCAGAAAAGCGTATGCCATTAGAAGGATTGCCGATTGGCTGGCGCAGGGTTTCTACTTCCAATGGGGACGAATATCTTTGCCCGGAATGTATGGCGCTTCCAAAGAAAATACTTCGATGATTAGAGTATTTATTGCGTGTTCAAATAAAAATTGCGCCCGCGAACTTATGGGTTACTTCAAAATATATTTGACAAATGAATTGACAAACCCGTATTGCTCAAATTGTAATTCCGTTATTGAACGTGTGATAGTGAGAGAAAGGGAAAACGCATGATAATGAAACTTTATATTGCTGGAATAAATTTGGTTCCTGCATCTTTGATTGCTGCAATTTGGGGAGCCGATGAACGTTGGGTCTGGTCTGCAATTGTCGTAGCTTGTGTAAGTGCGATTGGATACGTTACGGAATTATCCGATGCCAACTTATAAATATAAATGTCAGTCCTGCGGGATTGAATACGAGCAAACTAAATCTATTCACGAAGAGTTACCTGATCCAAAATGCAATTGTGGAACCATGATGGCTCGGGTCTTTGAACCAGTAGCGACTCACTTTAGAGGAACAGGATGGGGCGGCCAATGACTTTGACGGATGAACAACTCAAACAGAATGAATCTTTGCAAGCAGTTATCGACATTATAGGACGATGGCAAGTAAGTGAATACGCTGGCAAAAGAGATAACCCTACCTACCATATTGGCTGGCAAGAAGGATTGAGACTATGCAGAGCTATTGCGATAAGGTCACTCCACGTTGAAGAATCCGAAGATGATGAAGAAGGGGATACAAATGCCTGAAAAAGAAAAAAGGCAATTCGATAAGCCAGATCAAATCAAAGCAAAAGCTGAAATGGATAAACTTATTCGAGGCGCAATGAATTATATGTGCATCTCTATATCCAAGGAAATTCTCAATATTGTAGCCGAATTAGAAAAGAATCCGGGCGAATTGGAGCAAGTGGAAGGCTTCAAGCGTGGATTGATTACGGCGCAACATATCGCAGAAGCGAAAATAATTACCGATTTGGTATAAAATTTATCTCTGTCCATAACCAACACCTCAAAGGGGGAAATCATGGATGATGCAAAAGTTATTTATTGCAAATGTGGTTCGCTAAGATGGGAAGATAATTCCTGCGAAGTCTGTAGAAAGGCGAGCAAAGGCTAAGCGGTTATTCGTGGTGCCAGAGTCCTCATAACAGCCTTATTGGTTGGACTCTGCAACATAATGCCAGCGCAAGCGGTAGCTCCAATGCAACACGTTATGAAACTTAGCCCGATGGCCTATGCCAAAAAAGTTGTTCATAACCCAACGCAATTTTCTTGCTTGAAAGAACTTTGGACACGCGAGAGCCATTGGAATTTCCTTGCCCGCAATAAGCAGCCTGTCTATCAAGTCAGAAATGGCAAGCGAGTAGCTCTCCATGCTTTCGGTATAGCTCAATTGTTAGGTGAGAAATCCCATGATCCGCAAGTCCAGATTGACAAAGGATTGCGTTATATTTCTCACCGTTATTCAAGCCCGTGCCATGCTCTCAATTGGCATAATCGGAGGAATTGGTACTAGAGTTACCCGTAATCTGAAAGGTAACAATTGAATAGCGGAATTATCGAAGCGGTCAAACTACGCGCTGGCGATTATTGCGAAGTGTGTGGCAAAGCTGCTTTAGCATCTATGGCAATGCACCATCGCAAATTGAAATCGCGTGGTGGAAAAGATTCTATTTCTAATGTAATTAGAATCCATCACAAGTGCCATAACTTAGGTAATAAATCTATTCACATGAACCCAATGGATGCAGAATCAAAAGGGTGGATGGTTTCTTCATGGCAAGAACCGTGCAAGACTCCATTCAAAAGACCCGATGGGTCAATGGTTTTACTCAACGAAGATGGAACAATAACTGAAATGGAAAGGTAGATAATGAATAATTTAGTAATCACTGGCAACCTTGGCAAAGACCCAAAACTTGCTTTTAGTAAAGACGGTAAAGCAGTTGTATCATTTTCGTTGGCAGTTGGACAACGCGCAAAGAAAGATGGCGAATGGGTAGATGTAGAGCCAATGTGGTTCCAAGTTACTTTTTTTGGAATACCGGGCGAAAAAGTTGTGGATCGTTACAAGTCTGGTGATACCGTCACCGTGTCCGGACGTTTAGGGCAGTCCTCATACGTCGATAAAGAGGGAGTAACGCGCAGTTCAATTGACATTGTTGGTTTTGATATTCTGAAAATTGAACGCCAGTCTAAAGGCGTACCAGTGGCAAATGAAAGCGCAGTACCCTTCTAATGGAACCTGAACTATGGACCTGCCCGCAGGTAATTGAATACCTCGGGATCAATCTCAATAATTTACGCCAGATACAACACCGTGGCACTATCAAATGGGCCAAGAAAATTGGTAAAGAAGTTTTTTATTTAGCTAACGACGTTCGAGCTTACAAAATAAAGCGGGAGGAACGTAATCAAGCGTAAGATTCTTCCATGTTCCTTATCGAAGAAGAAATAACTATCTCTGAACTTGATGAAGCGTTGGCATTTTTAGTTGAAAAGCTCAAGATTGACCAAGCTGGGAACCGTATGAATTGGCGTAAAAAAGAGTTGCTACTTTCAAGTGTTGATGATCTGCTGGACGCTAGATTGGAATTGCTGAGCAAAAACGTTTCGCCAAACAGATGAGCAGGGACGTGGCGCTTCAAAAAAAAATCTGAACGCTCGACATTCATTCTGGGCAAGGCCGATTAGTTTCTCGCTCCCGGCGACGTGTCAATAGCCGGGAGCGTTTAGCCTCTCATGCAGTAATCTCTAAGCATAAACTTTCATAGCTGCCACCTCGTCGGGCGTACCTCCTAACACTTGGCACAATTTCGACGCATGATCAGGGCATAAATACCGGGCGTATATGTAACCCTTTATTTCAATCGTTGCAGCAGCTTCGCACTTATCGCATTGTAGTTTCTTGGCGCTCATTCTAATTCTTCTCCATTTTCATCTTGATAAATAAGGGTAGATTCAGCACCAAAATCTTCAACCACCCAACCTTCTATGTAATTTAGTATTGTCTGCGTAGTAATTTCGCCTTCGTGACCTAACTCTTTCAAGTCACGTGCAATACGAGGTACATCATAAGATACTGTTTTTATTACATTTATTCTTTTAGGTAAATTACTCATTACTTGACCTCCTCTTTTATTATCCAACGAAGGGCATTTACCCAACCGTTTCTAACATCCCAAGCCTCGTCCTCTTCATTTATTTCTTGCATTTCAACAATAACCTTTTCAATTTCTAGTTCAATTTCTTCTTTAGTTTTCATTACTTGCCCATCCTCTTTCGCTTCCAACACTTTCCAAGGATGATTAGCGCCAAAGATTAGCGCACCATGCTGCCCTCTAACTAGATTCTCTAAAGTCCATTCACTCTCTACTTCTAGAGTTATTAGGTATTTCATTATTCTTCCTCCGTAATAATTGCAGGGAGTACGACGAATGACGCACCCGTAGGCTCGTCGTGTGAGTAACGAGATACTTTCATGGAGTCCCCGGCGAAAGTAAAGAGTAAAGTCCATTCCCCGTTTATTGTGAGAGCTTCGAATAAGTTTTTCCATGTCGCTTCGACGGTGCAGCTCCCGCTTGCGCGAGTCCAGCCCATAGCGCTACCAGTTATCTCGAAATGAGTAGGCAGTC